GGTGTCCACTGGATACGCTCCCCACGTTTGCCCGCCAATTTTTTCCATAAAATCCGCAGCCAACTCTAATTGCTGAGAAAGTATTCTGGCCGACTTCGGGGTTAGGTCTATGAAAATAACATCGTCATCATTGGGATGATAGAAATGCATCCTAAATTCATTTTCACTCGCGTGAATGGTTAAACTTTCTTTCGCATCAGATGATGCCTTAAAGTGCAGACCTATTTCTATTTTGTATTTTTCGCTCATTCTTTCCCTTCCATCTTCTCCCCTTGTATCTTTGCCAGAGTTTCACACTTCACACATTTGGGGTCATGCTTATTGAACATTCCGCTGCCCTCATAATTAATAACTTCATCACACTTGCGAGACTTCAAGCATTCCACAGCCAGCGCGAGCTTTTCTTGGAGTAGTAAATTCTCAGTATTCAATTCGCTGCATTTAAATGAAAGTTCGACAATCAGTTTTGCATTGGACTCAAGTGTGTCCTTTTCTGAATAGTTCACTCGACACCATCCGCATTTGAACAGGTGTCTCTAATTATAGCTTTCAATGTTGAAACCTCAGCCTTGAGCGCGGTGATTTCAGATTCAAGCTTTCCTTTTATCATTTCAAACTCAGCCGAGTGTTTGCCTAACCTTTCGTAGTCTTCGTACCACTTTCTATTCTCAGCCTTCAATTGGTCGAACTGCGCAACAAGCTCATTGTAGTCAGCATTATCAACGACCATAGTTTGATAATTGCAGCTACATTGCCAAAGCCTAATTCGTTTCTCATCACTCATTTACTCCCCCTGAATAGTTTTTTACGAAGCTTCCATTCGTAGTCTTGTCTATCGGAGGCGTTTCCCATTGTTTGAATCGCATATTCAAAATCATCCTCATCTACTAAATTGAAATATCTCTTCACCCATAGTCTCAACATTTTCATTTACTCCCCCTGAAATCAGCCAGCTCTTTGAGGGCTTCACGGGCTATCTTTTCTTCAGAGGTACCAGTCAAACAATCGTTTGTATTAAAAGCATAGTATTCCAAAGCCTTCTCCATTTTATCAAGCATGGCGGTGAGAGACTCAATTTTCAATTGTTGCTCAAGCACTTGAGATGAAAGATGAGACTTAGAATCAGCAACGCGATTGAAGTCATTCATCAGCTCGCGATGTCTCGAACTCACTCCATCATAAGCCGCACCCATTCGCTCCATCTCTTGCTCATGCCAGGACATAACCTTTTCTTGCTGGTCACAAGCCCCTCTGATGTACCAAATTCTTGCAACTCCCTGCTCCTCAACCGTGAGCTTTGGGTATTGTTTTATCTGATCAGACGGGTCATCAATCAGTTCATAGTCTGGTTCAAACTCTCTCTTAACTTCACTCATCCGCGCCGCCTTTCAGAGCTTCTCTACAAATTGCTAATATGTTTTGTGCCAAGACTTCTGCTTCTGGGTAGCAATTAACTAGCTTTGGAATCATTTTCTCAAGCGCCTCTCTCAATCTCAAATTCTCAGCCTTCAGCTTCTCGATTTCTGCTGACAGCTTATCAATTTGTTCTTCCTCTACTCCAAACATCCCTCATCCCCATTCTCCATAGTCGTCGATTTAATTCGGGCCATTCCCGTTCGCCTCAAAAGAATGATCAGGCTTCCGATTTACACCGCATCGGAATTTAACTCGGTGTTGCCGACCTAATCACTCATTTCAAGCGTCATTTAGATTTCTCACAATGATAAATGACTTTCCCATCCCAACCATTTTTTACTTCTATGATAGTTTTGCTATTTTTGTAAGACTCAATCATTTGAGTGCAAAACCTTTCAGACCTAAACTCTCCAACTTTCGTCTCAGTGTATAAAATTGATGGAGAGAGTAAAACAATATATAAGCTCCACACCATCAATCCACACTCACAGCACTGACGATCTTGCCACTATTGAACACACATCTTGGGATATCTGTTTGACGATAGAAGCTAAACACAAGCTTGGAGTTCTTTGGACACCTAAAGCAATTATCAGATTTCAGGCAATGTCTTTTAGGATCTAGCTCTTGTGTGATTGCAACACCGTGGCTTGTAGCCTGGAAAGATCTGATCTCTCCTCCGCTGTCTGTAATCGTTATCAACTTCTGCTCTGCACTTGCGTTTTTCCCAAGAAGAATTGCAACCAATACAATTTGGGAAATAAGAGTTAAAAGTTGTAAAATAAACGTTGCTGATATTTTATTTTTATTATTCATCTTTCGGCTCCCCGTGTAGTTTAGTCATCACTTTGATCTCATCTTGAGAGAGATATTTCTCCTCACCATTGATAGAAACCTTCTCTTTATTCTTAGCCTTCGGATGAACTTTAATCACAGGTCCAGGCTTAAAAGCTTCTCTTCGATCATTCAAAAGTTTCTTCTTATCGTATTCAGCAGCCGCTGCTTTCTTGCGCGCGTAACGAGCTTTAGACTCTTTGTTTGCGCGAGCCAGTTCTTGCTGAATTTTCTTATGTTTGTCTTTAGCTGATTGTTTTTTTCTCATGTTCCCTCGTCACTTCCAATTACAACTACAATTTTAGGCCACTCCGGCACTTCATTTAGATTTACTGCGCGCACGATTGATTCCCCTCTAGCCATAGCCAGGTCATCAAACAGAGACTTACCAACAGCGTAAAACATATCTGCCTTACTCAAGTTCTCCATCGAATCTAAAAGCTTATCGAGCAACTGATTGGTCGTTGGCTGTCTGCCTTTCATATCAACAGTCTGCTCCATCAAAGCCTTCATGCGCTTATGATTGTCTTTCGAGATTCGGATAACTACATCTTTACTCATTAACGATTGTCCCCTCTACGCCCAGTCGTGGTGCTTGGCTTGTAATATCTGCGAAGTTGCAAGACTCCATTGTTAAAGGCCAGAGTTGCCATTCGCTCAGAACATTCTTCCTTGACCTTGATCTGAGTGATTGAGCCCATACTCATTTTCCCACTCACTCCCAGTCCCTTGTCTGCAAAGATATGAAATGCGAAGCTGCCTAGGTATTGCATTCCATTGGCGGTCTGTTTACCGCAAACAGTCTTTCCAATTTCTTCTAGCATGGTATCAGCCCAAGCATCTCGCTCCATTTTCTCAGTTGTCATTTCTACGTTTGGACCCTGTTGAGACAGAAAATCATTCGGTAAAGCCATTGATAATCCTTTGTTGCTACAATTTTTGATTCTTTCAAAAAGAGGTAAGTCCAGAAATATTAAGTTGTAGCTAGTTTGTCAAGCGCAGGGATTTTCGCGCGCGTAAATGCTCTTTATAGATCTATCAGCTCAACAAGTTCAGGGCCGGTTAAGATTGTATGATCTTCATACCTGATCACTTCAACAACGGCTCCCAGCTTCTTTAGTCTCAAGACATTGATCAGGTCTTCGGATGATAGACAGACTCTGCCAGCCAGCTCGCAACATATCTCTGCGGCATCACTTTCAGGATAGAATTTCGGTTTACCGTAAACCCGCTTGAAAATAAAAATGAATTTCATTGTTCGCTCTTCTCTTCAATAAACAAAACCGTGAGATAGAGCGCCGCCATGTTTAGGTCTTTGGCGAGATGCGAATGCCCTAGATCTTTGAGCACAGAGTTTGCGTCCCTGAGTTTTTGAATTGCAAATTTTAGCGCTTGATCCTTCGCTTCATCTTTGGTCATGCCTGGAGCCATACGACACCTAACTTTTCCCAAGCGTTCTTTTCAGCTTGATCAGTGATTGATTTCTTGAGCCCATCACTTAAGTCCTTCAATGTTGCGGACCCTGTATAGATCTGGCCCCCATCAAAAAATTGAATTTTAACATCGCCTTCAATGATCACTTTTTGAATAGCCAGCGAATCATCAACGATAGACTGGCGCTTTGTTATGACTAAGGCCTCTGCGAAGATGGTATAGCCTTCAAAAACTAACTCTATTTTAACTTCAACATCAGGCGGTCTCATTGTTCCCTCGAATCATATTCTTCAATTGTTATGCGCTCTGTGTATCCTTCGACTATGGCTTCGCATAGCTCGCAATAGCTGATGCCGTCCTCGCCGATGCCACGCACCAGTCCATTGCATTCTTTATGGACCTCGATCTCTTCTAGGTGTTCTTGGTTAACATCGAAAAGATATTTACCAAAATAAAATAAAAACCCAGGTTCTCGCCGATAGTTTGATATGCCGTGTTTTTTCAGCTCGAATTCATACCATGGTTTGAATATTCTTGGATGAACCTTTCGGATTGAAATATTCCAATTAAATATTCTTTTTTCTATTTTCATTTTGTCGTCTCCTCTCGAGCGCTTCGTGTCTCATCTTTGACATAATTTCTACATTCTTATCATATGCTTTCATTTCGCTTATCTGATTTGAAAACCAAGCGATAGACCAAGCGCCGAGAAATAGAATCAATATCAATAAAATAAAATCAAGCATTTATTCGCCTTCCGCTTTTGCGATTGCATTTTGCATTTGTTTCATAAGATCAGAAACTAAGGCCTTGGAGTACCTCGTTTCGAGAAGAGGTTGAAGATTTGCAAAGTTGTATATTGTTGCAAGCGCCTCAAGCATCTCCGGTGCCGCTGAAATCAGAGCGGCGTTAGCATGGCTTTCATTTTCAGTTTCGCCGAATGCCTTGCATACAGAGTTATTCCCGTTTCCTAAAACCGTATGTCTTAGAGCTATTGTTTCGCCAACAACCCAAGGCCCTGGCGTATGTTTAATATTTTTCATTTTCCTACTCTCCAAAGTCCCGCTGATTTATTGAAACTGATCAGGGATCGTTGATAAAATTCCATTGTTTTAGAGTGTAATTCCTTATTCCCGAAAGGGAACGGGTCTCCATAGTTAGGGCCTTGCGAATTTAGCGCAATGACTAAAGACTTTGCCTCTTTTTTTAGTTCATTAAGTGTTTTCATTTTCCACCTCTTTACTTAGTCGGTTAACGGTGTCTAGCAGTCTGTAAAACTCTTGGATGAGACTTGCCGGAGGCATTTCTGGCCAGTACTCATCAAGTCTTGATTGAACGGCATCGAGTTTGGTCTGATATTCGATCAGATATTGATTTTCAAGTGTCTTCATTTCAAAACCTCTTTCAATACTTCATTCATGAATTCAGTTTCCTCTGGTCCGAGATCAGGAATTGCGGTGCCGCCATTAATGAAAATCATGAATTCAGTTCTCTCCGGCATATTGGAATAAACCCACGCTTCGAACATTCGGGCGAAGATCTCAACTGGCTTCATGTAGTACTTTTTTTGAGACCAAAGAAATTCGTTGGTTTTGAGTTTGGCTTCATATCTCTTCTTCATTTCCCAAGTGATTTTCCAAGACGCGAGACCCAGATGATAGTCAATGGCGTGTCCCAGTTCATGAATCAGAGCGCCGTCCCATCCACGATTGAACGCCAGGACCTTAAGGCTGTCTTGATAATGAGCGATGCTTCCGGCCTTGCCACGGGCTCCATAACTAAAACCCAAGCCTTTCAGGAATTCGGGTTTGAAGTACTTCTGCAAAATCTTAATTGATTCGACTAAGTTCTCAGAGACATAAACCCGCTCAGAGTCGGAAAGTGAATTCCCGTACTGGACCGATGCGACGCTTGATTTCAGAAAATCGACGTCGAAAGACTTATTTTCAGTCTGCCAGGTGACTTCTCGACCGTTGACCTCACGAAATTGATTCTTTGTCTTGGGCTCGAAATACCTGGGCAACTCGATGGGCCTGATATATCTGATTTTATTAATTTTGTTGATCGTCGCATTGAATTTCTTTCGCAAGACTTCACGCTTGGTCCGGTCGGTCTCATTCATAACAGCCGCTCTAAATTGATTGGTGTCTGAGAATTCAGTCCCAAGACCCAACTGGCCTTTCCTTAGCTCATACTCTTTCAATACGTCTTGGCCTCGTTCGGTTGATTCATTCAATGCCAGGGCAAACTTGGCCTTGAATTCAGCTTCCAAGCGCTTGGCGTCGCCTGAGACTTGCTTGCGCTGAGCCTTGGCCCTGAGTTCCTCTGGGGTCTCATAAGTGTCTCGATGGTGTCTTGCCGCGCCCTTGATGTCTTGGCCAAGGTTTGGGACTGAACTTGGTTTTTCGTTGAACTGTCTCACTTGATCACCTCATAGATTGAAGACTGAGTCGACGCCAGGACCTGAGCAACCTCAGTACAGGCGACGATTGAAAGAACGATCAGGACATAAAATAGAGCTGTATTGATTCGTTTCACTTCACACCGCCTTATCGAATAGTCTGTTTATTTGCTTCTCATAATAGTCTCTAGAGAATAGGAACTTCTGTCCTTCGTTCATGTCTACAGCCAGCAAGCAGTCCAGCAGATTGATAAGCTTGTATTCCTGGACCTCGCTTGTGAGTTCTAGGTCGATCTCGACTTGTACGGCCCATCGTTGCTCGATGCCTTTGGCTTGGTTGAATCTGACTGGCGTGTCGTATGTCCATTGGTCAATCTGAGAGCCAGCCTTGAGCTTGTAGTCCAGAAACAGGCCTGGAAAGCTCCGTGTCTCTATTGTTTTCTGTTTCCCAGTCTCTTTACAGATTCCAGTCACGACGTAAACAGTCGTCTCATCAGAGTATGAATTGAAATAGTACTCATGGCCCGTTTCAAGACACGTCAGTATCCCATCGTTGCCAGTCTTATCAAACCAGCGGACAAACCCTTTGAACTCTTTCGCATAATTGTATTGGCTTCTCATGTATCACCTCGCTTGCTTTCCTATATTGCAGCGCATATGCCAGCCTCAGATCACTCCTATTGCCTACTAGGGACTAGGGCCTGTAAAACATTTAAACAGGTGCTGACAATTTTACGCAGTCAGTTGTCTATATATTAATTGGTTGGTTGGTGGGTCTTGGGTTGGTCTCTAGTCCCTAGTAAAGAGTAGGGATAAAAATGATCGGTTTTTAGGGGTGCTCTATATATAGAGAGAAGCGAGAATTTTTAGAATTTAATTTTCCCACGTTGGCATCGGCACGACATTAAGTATGTAGGTATGAGCACGACATCTAAATAGATAATTGGTTAGGGTATGTAGGGATGGGAACGACATTGGGTTTGTTTGGTCGTACATAGTGGGCGTCGGCACTACATAGAACTGTAGATATATAGTGGGCACCGGAACGACACGGCAACAAGAATGCCACACGCAAATAACATGGGAAACAATTAACCCCCTGCCCACCATATACCCCATTGACTTCCGAGTAATGTGTAGGCTATCCCCATCACCAGGAGGTCTAAGTGGAATTAACAAATGACAATACGCGTTACAGAAGAGTCATACTGTGCCTGACTGAGAGTTGTCCGAACGATGCTCACCTAGAAAACGGACTTTGTATTCGTTGCCATGAAAGAAAGAAGGATCCATGTGGATATGGGAAATTTGCTGTTGGTGGATTGGAAGTTAGGGGTTACAGAAGAAAGGACGGATACATCCAGATTTCAATGCGCGGTCGCAGGAAGTTTCTTCACAGAATAATCATGGAGCTTCATATTGGTCGAGATTTGACCGCCGAAGAAGTCGTTCATCATAAAGATGGGAACAAAGAAAACAACCACATTTCAAACCTGGAATTGCTTACGGCAGAAGAGCATAACGCTCTACATCAGAAGGAGTACTGGGAGAATTGGAAAAAGTCTTTGAAGCCTGGGAATTCGGAAGAATCAAAGCTTTGCTCTAAGTGTGGGGTCTCATTCCCGAGGAATCATTTCCCGTACAAATCTAAAACTAAACAGCGCTCAAATTGCAGAGCTTGTGAATCAATCAGAATGTCTGAATACCACAGGAAAATTAAAGCTCAAATTAGATTGCTGGATGATTAAGTCTAAGACAGGCAGTACCTTCAATGCCCGGAACTACGGGGTCGACCAGTTTGACTGCCACTGTATCGAGTCTAGGTATGTCTTAGGGATTTAGGTTAGGGTTGATTGATTTTTAGTGGAAGTTGTTTTTAGATTGTAGCTTATCCCTGCTTGAGCTCGGTGGTTCGGTTCTTGTGGGGATTTTTTATTTGGGGCGAGGGGCGAGATCAGAACTAGACTTGATTTGGATCGGGGCTCGCTACCGCTCGCCCTGGGGTCGAGTGAGGCTTTCCAGAGTTGAAAGGGAGAACCATCATGACGAAATGCTGGATCTTCTCCAGAAAACCCCACTCTTTTAGGAATGATTGTCAAAAAGATCGGATCTTCTAAAGACTGCTAGAGGCTAGTTTTCTGGGGCCGTCCGCAAGGACCGTTGCGCGAGATGGGCCGAGGGGTGCGCTGTGCGTCGTGCAAAAGGTGGCGAGAGACAGACAATATCTACATCATGGATGATATTTTAAAAGAAAGACTGGTCGCTGCTGAGTTGACGGTCGAGGAATACAATGGGTTCACGGACGAATCCATTGAGGACGATGAGATCTCATGGATGAAGAAACATGAGGTTAAGAGACCGCCGAAGGTCTCGCATGGCAGATGGATGCAGCCGAAGGAACTCACGGCTAGACATTATAAGATGATCAATCTCGCCGCCAACGGGAGCAGAGCTTCAGAAATTGCTGAGGTCGTGGGGATGAGTCTGACTAAAACTCAGATCTTTCTCGCAGCCCCGTTGGTGAAGAAAAAAATAGCGGCTCGTCAGGCTCTTATTTTTGAGGATATGACGGCCCCGATGAAGATGCTTTTCAACCGGGCGTTTGGGACAATCGAAGCAATCCTTGAAGATCATGACGAGAAATCCTCTATTAAATTAGAAGCTGCAAAATACGTCATTGACCACGTCATCGGGAAAGCCACTCAGACAGTTAAGCATGAAGGCACCTCTCTTTTAGGTGAGTTTATGAAGAGACTGGACAATGAGCGAGCCGTTGTTGAGAAAATAAAAAGCACTCCAATTGAACCTGAATATGTAGCGATTGAGGTTAAAAAAGAAACTGCCGACGAGGCATCTGCTACAGCGTTGAAAGTTCTTGAGAATAGTAAGGATGATATGGACACTTTAGTTGAAAGCATCATCCAGAAAGATTTCGTTGTAGGCCGAAGGGATAAAGATGGCTCGCAGTCCTAATTCTCGACCTGATAAGGGGTTCATTCGTGAACTCGAAAAACCCGTTCAGGATAAGGCTACGAAGAAACCTTTCTCATATTCAAAACCAATCACTCCAAAATCAGCAGAAGTAAATGGAATGCACACCCCTCATCGTATGAGGGAATTCAAGTCCGTGAAGCCAGCAAATGCTTTCACGGCTGAAACAACCAATCATATTAAGAAACGTCGAGGGGAATAAAGATGGACGCAAAAGTAAATGGCGGATTTGAAGACGGCAGATTCCTTTTCCGGGATGGCCTAGTCCGAGACGTTGAAGCGTTTTCTATCAGTGCCGGGAAAACTATCATCACTGACACTGGAACTGTTGCGACTGTTGGGAGCATTGTCCGATTTGAGGATGGCCCTTATCAGTATCAGGAATTCACAGTTGTTGAAGTTTTAGGAGCGAATCAATTTGCTGTTGCTGGCGAGCTTCCGCTTTTAACTGGGGTTGAAAATTTCTTCATTCTAAAGAGAACATCTCAGCGAGTTGACGACACTGGTGCTCAGGTTACAATCGCCATTCCTGGGCCAACACAATTTGTTTTAGATGGGGTTGATACTGAAGTCAACGAAGACACAGTAGTTCCTGCGAATTCTCGTCCGTTTCCAGTTAAGGCTGTCTCTTCTTATCTATCAAGCGTTCGACTTGATTACAGCGTGACCAATGTCGATAACACTCTTTGGACTCAGCTTGTGGCTTCTACTGGAGCAAACGTCATCAATTCAATATTACTTTTTGATGGCGGCGGTTATGCGATGGAGCTTGGCATTGGTGCTGCGGCTGCTGAGGTAAGAACTCTTTTGATACCTCCTGGTGGGTTCAACGGTCCGATTCCATTTTTCATTCCAATCAATAGCAGAATTTCAATCAGAGCAATTGGCGCAGCTCTTGTTAACTTGGGCGAAATTGATATTAACTTCATGAGGTAACGAATGCGTAAATTTATTGTTTTATCTGTTTTGCTTGTTGCGAGCATTGCGCTTGGTGACGCCGTCATCTTCTCAGGAGCGGATGTCAAAGCACTGAAGTTTAACTTAGATCTTTTCGGAAGATCTAAAGTCATGGGCCTCAACGTGAATCCATCGGTGGTGTCGACCGCAGCACCTCTTGGCTCTCTTGGCATGGATTACCTAACTGGTAATGCTTACTTCAAGACGGGAACTCAAGGAACTGACTGGGATAATATCCTTGTGGGGCCTGTGATTCCACCAAGCACGATTTCTGGTGGTCCTCCGAATACATATGCAGTGTTTGATCAGAATGAAGTGTTGAGCGGATCTCCGTTTGCTGTTTTTTATAGCGATGCAATCTCTCAGGAGATGATGGGGCTTTTTACTAACGTACCTAATACAATCTCAACTGTGATTGGTCTCCAAGTTAGAACTCAGATGGATCAGCCTAACTTGGTTGACTCTTACTTGATCACAGCAGCTCCTCAAATTGGTGCTGGCAATCCTGGGTCTGTTGGAGCGTTTCACGGATTTATGATTGCTCCATCGTTTCAGTCAGGCATTTCCGTCAATAACGCTGGAATGTTCGAGGATTTCTCTAATGTCCAGCCTGGTGCTTTTGTTGATAACTATGTCTCTGCGAATCTATCGCCTAATTTTAATCAGACAACAATGAACCAGTTTCAGAACTTGCAATTGTCTCCTACGATTGGAAACACAAGTGCCACTCATTTGGATGGTTACACTGGCATCACAATGGCTCCAACTATTGGCGAGTACTCTGATATCGACAATATGATCTTGATGAACCTTGGGCCGAACATCATCTCTAACTCTCAGATAGATGGTTACACTGGGGTCAATTACAACCCGAACATCAACGGCGGTAACATCAGCGGTTATAGATCAATGATCTTGGCTGGTCAGTTTGCTCAAACAAGTATCACATCTGTAAATAATGTTTACGATCTTCAAGTCACTCCAACTTACTACTCAGGCGCTATCATTGGCTCTTATGACGGTATTGGAATTTTCCCTAACTTTAATTCTGGAGTAACTCTTGGCAATGTTAGAGGTCTTGGAGTCGGGGCTAATATTGATTCTGATTCTGCTAGCGTTCTTGCAATTGGCAGCAATACAAACCTTGGCGCTAATGGTGGCGTTGTAACGATTGGAAGTTATCAAGACTTGAATCTGAACCCTAACTTTGGGTCAGGCGCTACGATTGGCAATTATCAAGGTCTTACAATTCGTCCGAATGTTACTTCAGGCGCAAATGTTACTGGTGCTGTGACGATGATTGATGTTGCGGTTAACTCGACGCTTGTCGCTGGTACTGCGACTGGTTTAAATGTTGACGTTCAGAATATCAGCACTCCAGGTCAGAAGACGGCTATACAGAGTCAGGGTGGACTGTTTTCTTCATATTCTATCATTAATACTGGGGCCTTTACTCCAACACCGTTTGCGACAAATCAAAATAGTCTTGGTGGTGCTATTGAGGTTATCCCTGGCGCTCCGCTTGTTGCGACTCCATTCTTTGGCAATAACTTAGGTTCTCAGATCATCTTTGAAGACGATGCGACTGCTGATAACTTCCTAGGATCTTCATCTCTTGGTTATTCAATGAATGGTTTCGTCAATCAGATTGCTGGTGCTGCTGGTAAGACTTTTGACACTATCAATTACATGGCTGCCGGCGGATCATTCCCCGCGGCGAGCTCAGGCGGCACGGTCACCAACCTTTCGATGTTCCGTGCTCTTGGTTTGATCAATGCTGGTGGTACTTTAACCATCGACAATGAGATTCAATTCCATGCTGATGCTGCGGCTGATCTTGGATCTCCGACAAATCTTTGGGGTTTCCGTTCTGATGCTACGACTGCTGACAACTTCTTCCAAAAGAACTTGATCATCGGTGGTGCTACAAAGCAGCCGTCGAATGCTTCAATCGCGTTAGAGATCGCAACTGTCAGCGGTGCGTTTAAGAATGCATCTCTCACAACTGCTGAAAAAAATGCGCTCACTCCGCTTGCTGGTATGCAAGTCTATGATACTGATTTGTCTAAGCTTCAGTATTATGACGGTGTTGCTTGGTTAGATACATCTGCCGGAGCAAGTTTCACTTTCCCGATCTCTGTCTCTCAAGGTGGAACTGGATTACCTTCGTTGGCATCTGGGTCTCTCTTGGTCGGCAATGGCATGACCACCAACATGGCATCGCTCCCAATCGGTGCATCTAACACCGTTCTTGCTTCAAATGGAAGTGTCCCTGTTTGGATATCAGCTCCTGCTACAGGAGTCACTGAAGTTGCTTTGACGGCTTCTGGTCCTTTGCTTGTCACTGGTTCTCCGGTGAAAACATCTGGAACAATTGCGATCACTTATATTTCTCAAGCAAGTGGTACTGTATTCGCAGGACCAATCCCAGGAGCAACATCAGCTCCTCCAACATTTAGACAATTGGTGCAAAGTGATTTGCCTGTTGGTTCAATCTCTTCTGCTGGTCAGAGTGAAAGTCCAACAGTAAAAACATATGTTCTCAGAGCGCCATACAATCAGATCACCACGACTGCCAGCGAAGAGCGGTTGATTGAAACTGGAAATCTCAACATCTTGGTTAACCCAGGATTTGAAGCAACTATTGTGTCTTCTGGTTGGACTGCATCGGCTGGAACTGCGGCGGCAGCAACTGGCGAGAACATTGGTATTGGTTTGAAATCAGTGACATGGACTCCGAATGCAAGTGGTGACACTTTCATGCCAAGCTTAGTTTCAATTCCAAATGGACTTAAAGCTGCAAACGGGCACGCAAGCGTTCGGTATAAAACAGCTGCATCTGGAACTTCATTCCTAGTTCTTGATGAAAACTCCAACATGATTGCGGGAGTTTCCCTCCCAGCATCTGTTTCTTATGGAGTTGCAGAGCTTAATTATATTTACCCAGCAAATTTAGCTGGATCAGTAAGACCGCAAATCAAAGCTGTATCAAATGCAGCGATAAGTCTTGATGATTTCAATGTTGGAGCGTCAAACAATATTGGCGACGTTGCTCAGCCATATCTTTTAGGAACTGTGAAAGTTACAGGTTGTGCCGCTTTTTGGGACAACACTTCCGCTTCTTTTGCCAATTTTCCAGTTCAGACAAGTTGCGTATACACGACAACTGGAAGTCTACTTGCGCCAACAACAATGATACCTGGATTTAGAATTCCAAATCTACAGCCAGGACATTTATCAGTTGTTTACGAAGGAGTTATTTCAACAGGATCTGCCTCTGGCGCTCAAGCTTATTATCGCTTTCATGACGGAACAAATGCGTTCCTTGAAGAATCTGAAATAAGAACTGCGGCGGCGGCAGTAACCTATTACCCTGGAATCAACGGGTCCATAAACTATTCGACAGCTCAATCAAATTTAACAATTCAAGTCCAAGCTAAGAACTCAGTTGGATCAAATTACATTGGTGGTTTGACTGCAAATCCTGGTGTATTCAAAGTTTACTACTGGCCAACAGCAACAGAAAAAGTTGTAAATTCGAACACGGTTAGACCGCCTACGGTTCAGAAGTTTACGACTGCTGGATCTAGCACGTACAACACTCCCCCAGGCGTGACTCACATTAAAGTTCGCATGGTCGGAGCTGGTGGTGGTGGTGCTGGTGCTGGTACAACCGTAAATGCTCAGGCGAATAACGGCGGAAATACAACTTTCGGCTCTTCTCTTTTGACTGCGAACGGTGGGTCTAGAGGAATATTCGACTCTGCAAATGGTCTTGGTACTGGAGGAACAGCAACAATCGCAGCTCCAGCTTATGGTACGGCTATCACAGGTGGAACTGGTGGTGGTGGTAACTTAAATGGTACTGCTACAACAAATGCTTCTCCAAATCTTGCCGGAGGATCAGGCGGATCTAGCGCGCTCGGCGGCGGTGGTGGTGGTGCATACGCTAGTGCTGGTCAAAATGCTCCGGCAAACACCGGTGCTGGTGGCGGTGGCGCTGGCTGTCCACTTGGAACAAACAGTTGCGCATCTGGTGGCGGCGGTGGTGCCGGTGGATTTGTTGATGCATTCATTTATCCAGTTCAAACATCATACACATATTCAGTGGGCTCTGGTGGTGCTGGTGGTACTGCAAATGGAACTGGAAATAGAGCTGGTGGTAATGGTGGCGATGGATATATCGAAGTCACTGAATACTACGGATTCAATGCTCCGGTAATTATCGGGTCAGTCACTTCAAATTCAACTGGTGCCGAGAGAGTTGAAAGAGCGCATCTAGTAAACAATGGATCAACTTGTGTCGTGTCTTCTCAATCTGGAAGTTTCATGTCTGGTTGTGTGAGAAATGCTTTAGGAGATGTGACGGCAACAATCACATCAGGATTATTCTCTTCAACTCCAGTTTGCGTTGGAACAGCAACCAGTGGGTCTTCTGCTGTATTTGTTAGAACAAGCACTTTAAGTACAACAGCGGTGCAATTTATTACAAATATCAGCGCAGGAACTGCATCAGATGCAAACTTAGATCTGATATGCATGGGGCCTAGATAATGGAATCGGTCATGGCTCAAATCCCAACAGCCTTTTATGTGGCCATTGGGATTTTAGTCTTGGCTAACTTGGGAGTAATCATCTCTCTTGTAACTTTCATCTTCAAAGCTGGGATGTTTGTTTCAGAAACTAGGTCAGGGATTAAGGACGCAAAGGAAACTTCAGTCAGAGCGCACAAGAGAATAGATTTGCTTGAATCAACTGTGCATAAGCACATTTAAACAGGAGGATTTATGTTAGAGGGAAAAGAATTAGAAGGAAGTCTTGGTCAATACGGCAGCTATTCAGTAGACGTTACCGACAAAGGTGTCGTTGAAGCTCAAGTAATTGTTAAGGTTGATATCATTGCTGAGCTTGAAAAAGCTGCTGCAAAGACAAATCAAACTCTTGACGACAAAGTTGTTCAATATCTTAAAAAGTTTTTAGGGCGTGAATAATGCCTGCGCTCCTTGGCCTCTTGAAAAGCCTGGCTCATTTAGTTATTCCCATGCTCATACAAGAATATTACGCTGACCGAGCGCGTGCTCGTAAAGAAGCCAGGGAAGCAAAAGAAAAGGAAATCGATGAAAAAGTTAATTCTGCCTCTGTTGATGCTTTGCTTGATGAATCCAACAAACGCTATGGCCCAGGAGGAGTGGCAGACAAGGCTGAGTGAGGGTCAAGAGGCTCCATTTAGTGGTATTCTTGTTCCATCTGATACTTATCGAAAGATGAGTGCAAGCGATTTAAAGAGCGAGCTTCTTAAAGAAGAGCTTCGCAACTGCAATTCGACTTGCTACCAATATGAAGACAAATATGATCCGAAGCTTGTCTTCGCTCTTGGGGTTTTGGCTGGAGTTGTAGGGTCTGTAATCGCAAGAGAATCGGTTCAATGAATAAAAAATCAGCAGAATTGTTTGAAAACTATAAACGCTATCGTGAAGACCCTTGGGCCTTCATCACTGAATGCGTTTTCACCTTGAATGAGGTTAATAAAGACGAGCCAATTCAAAGGTTTCCCGATAAAGAATATCTCAAGCTTTATACAAAGCTTTGGTTGAAGTATCCGCTTCTCGCAATCCCAAAGACTCGTCGTATGACCATGTCTTGGATGACGATTTCTCTTTATGTTTGGGAGGCGATTTTCCATAAGGGGAGATTCACAGCATTTGTTTCCAAGAAAGAAGAGGACGCTGATTTCTTGGTGAAACGTGCGAAGTTCATCATTGATCATTTAGATCCAAACAAGTTCCCAAAAGAGCTAGTGCCTAAATACAACGACAAGTATTGCCATCTTGAATTCCCCGAAATCAATTCTAAAATACAGGGGTTTCCTCAAGGGGCTGATCAGCTTCGTCAGTTTACTTTTTCTGGTATCTTCGGGGATGAAAGTGCTTTCTGGGAAAACGCAGAGAGGTTCTATGGGGCTTCTTTCCCGACAATCGACGGTGGTGGTCGCATGACTTTGGTGTCATCTCCAGCTCCTGGCTTCTTTAAGAAGCTTTGCTTTGATGCTTTGGGCGTTGCTGGTGACATCAACGTGGCTGAATACAATCCCGAATATGTGAAAGCAATGGAAGGCGTTCGCATTTGGAAGAATCCAAAGAACAGATTCCTCATTTATGAGCTTCATTACACAGCGGACCCAGAGAAAAGACACCCTGAATACAAAGAATCCATCAAAAACTCGATGCCGATTCAGGAATATTTGCGTGAATATGAGCTTCATTGGGACACTTTCTCAGGTCAAAGGGTTTATCCTGAATTTGGGAAAATCCATATCATCCATGACAAGCCAGAACCAGTGCATGGACTCCCAATGTTGATCGGAATGGACTGGGGGCTGACGCCTTCGGCTGTTGTTGGTCAGTATTGCGACGGAGTCTTAACGATTTTCAAAGAATTCCAAGTTGTGAACAAAGGCGCTGAGAGATTTCTTGAAGAAGACGTAATCCCAGAGCTTAGAATGAGATTTGCTGCTTTTTCAAACTTTAAAAAACAGTGGATTGCCTTCGGAGACCCAGCAGGGCTTGCGAAATCTCAGAGTGATGAGACCACTTGCTTCCAAATCGCATCGAAATATTTCGATATGCGTCCGGGGCCAGTTGATTTTGAGTCTAGACGAAAGGGTGTGTCTGATTTTCTTGTGAAACTTCACAATGGAGAGCCATCTTTTCAATTGTATGCGAGAGAATGTCCGATGCTTTTAAAAGGCTTCGAAGGTGGCTACAGATTTGATGACAAGGCTGTTGAAATAGAACCGAACAAGCTACGACCTATAAAAGATGCATACTCTCACAGTCAGGATGCCCTACAATATCTTTGTTCAGGCGTAAAAAGCGTAACTTCATCGGCATACAAGGCTATTCCGATCCCTGGATATTTCCCTCACGGAGGTCTGAAACATGGCGAAAGAATCATCTAAGATCACAGAATCTACAATCATCACTTGCATGACTAACTATCGCCAAGAGTCTAGAGACGCGAAGATGGATCGAATGGACCAGAACAAGGTCAACTTTGAGTCTTATCATTTGCGACAAGACTGGTCCCATAAGCAAAAAGGTCAAAGCCGTGAGTTCTTGCCAAAGATGAGTATGGCAGTTGAGCAGGCTGCTACCTTTTTGCAGCAAGGCCTTTCTGATATCGGGGAGTGGTTTCGAGTAGAGCCTGAGCCAGGTCTGAATGAAGACGCAATGAGAGTTAAGCCAAAGACGGTTTATCTTTTGTTGAATCGGCAGCTTATTAAAACTGGTTTTATGCAAAAGGTTGGGGAGTCTGCAAAGCTTGGCCTTATCGGGTCTCTGATGATTGCAAAGGTTGGCGGCAAGAAGGTGAACAAACCTAAATTCACCGTGAAAAACAATCTTAAAAACGGAAAGTTTTCAAAGCAGTTGATGAGATCTGATGAAAAGGTTTGGGAGCTAGATATTTCTTTGATCAGACAAGAGGATTATTACCCGGACCCTACAGGTCGTGGTCTGTATGAGATGGAAGACATCTATATGGATTATTGGGAAGTTGAGCGCCTAGCTACCGGCCCAGACGCCATTTACGATCTTGAAGAGGTCAAGAAATTGTCTGGCCAGCCAGATTCTGCTGGGATTGATCAGGATTTTGATAAGTCTCGTGAGACTGGTCTTGATATGACCTCTCGTGGTTACAGAAAGCAAATTAAGCTGACAGAGATCTGGGGAAATATCCTAGATGAGCAGGGGAACATCATTCATGAAAACGTCGTATGCACAGTGGCGAATGATCAGTTCGTTATCCAGAAACCGACGCCGAATCCCAACTGGCATGGGGAATCTCCTTACGTTACTTGTCCTATTGTCAGCGTTCCTCATTCTGTTTGGGGAAGGGCTTTGATGGATGCTCCTTCAATGCTCAACAGAGCAATGAATGAGATGTTCAATTTGAGTCTTGATGGCGGAATGATGTCGGTCCATGGGATTAAGCAAATCAGAAAGCAATGGCTTGATGATCCATCGCAAGTAGACGATGGGATTGCCCCAGGGACAACTCTTGGGGTGAATAGCTCGTGTCCTCCTGGGCAAAGCGTACTTGAAAACGTGATGACGACGACTGTGCAGCCAGATGCCATGAATATGATGAATTTGGTGAATCAGGAGTTCAATGCTTCAGCTCTGACGAATGATCTTCGCATGGGTGTTGCATCGTTTAGAGCGGTCAAGGCAACTGAGGTTGTTGAAGCCAGTCAGACCATAACTTCTATGTTTTCAGGTATGGCTAAAAATATTGAGGGCGAGGATTACAAGGGCTTCATCACTCCAATCCTTCAGAAATCTTGGAAAACGATTGCCCAGAACATTGATGATCTTGATTCAAATGAACTTAAAGCTTTGCTTACTGAAAAAATCGCAAGCCAGCTATTGGCCATGGGAAATGAAGAGTTGTTTGCGGATACAGTTCAGGGTTGCAAGTTTAGAACTTTCGGAATCTCTGCGACTTTGAATAAGCAGAAAGATTTCACAAAACTGACGGCATTGCTCCAAACTGTTGGTTCATCTGAAGTGTTGACAGAGGCATTCCTTGCAAAATACGATTTCAGTAAATATTTGACTGAGATCATGAAGGCTTTGGATATCAATCCATTTAAGATTGAGGCGGACAAGGCGGATGGTGGTGATCTATCGGCAAAACCGCAGGGGCCTGGGATGGCTCCTGGTGAGATGCCGAACCTGCAGTCACAGATTCCTCAAGCCGGCGCGGCTGGGAATCAGGGTGATTTGAGTGCGCAGACTAACATTCCGTCTACGAATTTCCCTCCTTCGAGGGCGACTCCAAACGGATAATTTACGGAGGAATACCATGGCTAAAAAGAAAGCATCAAAAAAGATGTCTAAAAAAGCTGGCAAAAAGAAAGCCTGCTAATGACAGACGAAAAACTAGTAAACCTTATGGGTGAGGCGCGGCTTATCGCCGCTGCCGATAATGTCATCTTTCCTTTAATTGATAAAAAAATAGAAGAAAAGATTAATTACGCTGTTGGCAAGTTTGCCAATGGTGAAGACGATTTTATTGCTGAAATAGCCTACATTGCTGCGATGAAGGACATTCGCAGAGAGTTGGATTTCAAGCAAACCCAAGGGAATAAAGCTGTAAAGGCTCTTCACGATAATTCTAAAAACTAGGAGATAAAATGACATTCGCACAAGAAGTAGCAGCCGCTAATTCTAATAAAGGGGCTGAAGCTCCTCCGCCGCTTGCTGCAAACGATGCGGCAAACACGACTTCAACTCCAGAGCAGCACTTTGCTATGCCTGAGCATGGAGACGCGCACCCTGAGCAGGCAGTTGAGGCCCAGACAGCTACGACTCTATCTCCTCAAAAAGAGGGTAAGATCAGGATTGGGACTGAGACGTTTGATTCGACTGAAGATGCTATGGCCTATGCGGCAGAGCTTCAGAGCGCGATTGCGACGAAAGACGCGTTTGAGCTTGGGAAGCAGGCGGCTTCTAAGGATACTGAGCCGGCTCCAGTTGAGGTCGACTGGACCGATGAGATGGAGAACAAGCTTTTTGAAAATCCAAAAGAGGTTATTAAAAAGATCCATGAGAAGGCATTGGCCGATGCTCAAAAGATTATGGAGAAGAGAGATCTTGATGCGAAAGAAGCGTCTCGAATTGAGGCGATTAAAAAGCAAACTTGGTCATCTTTCTATGAGAGCAACTCTGATTTGTCCTCTCAATCTGCTCAGGAAGTTGTGCAAGGGATCTTGCAAAGAGATTGGAAAGAGCTTGGCCCGATGTCTTCAGAGAAAGCTTTACCAATTTTGGCCGAAAGATCTCGTGCTTTCATCAGATCTTTGAAGGAAACCCAGCTTCCAACGACGGCGCTACCAAGCAAAGGCGTGGTGACTACAAAGTCTGGTAACCCAGCTACAGCTACAACACCACAAAAGAAGTCTAGTCCCCTTGATTTTATTTCTCAGGTTAATAAACATAGAAAGCGTACCGAAGAGAAATAAACTATTAATAAGGAGTTCTCATGTTTACATGGACTTTTGATGCGCCGGCTGGCGTTTACAAGAATCATGATATGTCTTCTAAGCTCAGAATGGCGGCTATTGCTGAAACAAAGTTCATGCAGTTTGTTCGTCCAGAGCCTGGATATGGAAAAAAGAAAGGTGAGTCGATCACTATCACTCGCGTTTCTAATATTGACGTTCCAGCAGATGGCCGTCTTGCGGAAAATAACCGCATTCCAGAAGACGAAATGGTTTTATCAACCACTTCAATCACCGTAAGTGAATGGGGACGTTCAGTTCCTTACACTTCTTTGAGCGAAGACCTTGGAATGTTCAATGTTGAGAACATGATCCAAAAGAAATTGCGCGACCAAATGGCTCTTGTGTTGGATTCGGCTGCTGCTGACGCCTTCAAAGATGCACTTGTAAAAGCAATTCCAAATGGCGTATCAAGCATCGTGTTTGACACTGATGGAACTCCATCAACAACTGCGACTGCAAATTTGAATATGTATCACGTTGAGCAAATCCGCGATTATATGTATTCAACCCTGCTCATTCCTCCTTATGAAGGTGACGACTACATTGGTTTGGTTTCTACCAAAGCAAAACGTGGTTTGATCAATGACCCTGCTTGGGAAACTTGGCACAAATACACTGATCCACAGAGCAAGTTCAAATCTGAGATCGGTCGTATGGAAAACATCCGATTTGTTGAAATCAACAACACTGCTGCTCTTTCAAGCTCTTTGGGCTCTGGCGGAGTTTTGGGTGAAGCTGTATTCTTCGGTGACGATGCTGTTGCGATGGCGGTTGCGGAAGATCCAGAATTGCGCGCAGCAATTCCACAAGATTTCGGTCGTGCAAAATCTGTTGCATGGTACGGTATCTTGGAATTCGGCCAAGTTTGGAATTCAGCGAATCCAGGCGAAGGCAAAGTTGTTCACTTGACGTCTGCATAAGACTGAATAGGGGTCTTCGGACCCCTTTGTTTTGGGGTTTAAATTAATTTTAAAAGGAGTTTTAAATGTATACACAGGAATCTCATGTTGGTGCGATTGTTCCTAAGTCGACGGCGGTTTTTACTGCTGACGATTTGGCTGCCGCTCCAGCGGTTTACGGTGGTTTTTTGGTTGCCAAACAATGTCAGATCAAGCGCATCGGTTTTTATGTAACCGTTGTTTGTTTGGCTGGAACAACTGCACCGCAAGTTGAATTTAACCGTCGTCCGACATTCAACTCGGCTGTTGGCGAAATCCTTCTTGGAACTCTGACTATCCCTACAGGGACAGCAGTTGGAACAGTTGTTTATAAAGACATTGATCCAGTAGTTCTCTTTCCAGGAGACGAGCTATCACTTGAGCACACTGTTCAAGCGGCTGACCCAGGAGCTGAGACTTGCTCTGGATTTTATGTGTTTGAAATCCAAGACGATCCAGAAGTTGCTGGCAATCAGTCTAAAATGCTCGCTAGTGCATAATTGATTTTGGCGCTCCTTGCGGTTTCTTACTAGTTCCGCTTGGGGCGTTCATTTCAAACTAGTTTGGAGGCCATATGGCTGATATTGCAGCATCAGATGTATCTTATTCTTTGGTAAACAAAGAAATCGGTGACTCAGGATTCGCTGAGTACAATTTTTCAATTTCTTTTGGTGATGGCGTTTTGACATATCCTGCCGGCGGAATTCCTCTTTTAAAAGGAAACCTTGGGTGTCCAAATGAAGTAAGATCTTTGGATCTTTTCTCGCCGGATAGCTCAAACGGATTCGTCTATAAATATGACCTGGCGAACAACAAAATTCGTATTTATCAGGGTGACAACGATGCCGTTGCTGATGGACCATTGATCGAGCTTGTTGCTGCGACAGCTACTCCAGCAGCGGCTACACTATCTGCCAATGTAAAAGGCTGGTAGGATTTTAAAAACTAAAAACTAGTAGGAGAACAAATGGCATTTGATCTAAGAACTCAGCGTTTGAACAAAAAAGGGCAAATCATTGCTAAAACACCGTACAGATTGATTGTTGAAAATGGTGTTCATAAATTTGAAAGACCTCCAGGGTCTAAGATTTTTTACGCAGCCGACGGAACTCTTCTATCTGCTCCAAAAACAGAAGCAGTTGTTGAGCCTGTTGTTGAAAAAACAACTAAACATAAAAAGAATTCTGATATGGACGATTTGAAAGCAGATATTTTGCGCGGTGAAAAATAATGGCTGTTGTCTTAAGAACTCTTGCTCAGAGAACGGTTGCTGCGGCTGGCACTGAAGTCCAGCTTACCGCTGCAACTGTGAACAATGTTGTAAAAGCTTGGGTCACTTGTCCTGCGGCGAATACTGGAAGCATTTACATTGGTGATGCTAGCGTTTCTACTACAAGAGGTATTGAAGTCCCAAGAGCGACCACTTTGGTTCTTGATTGCTTTGGTACTGAGCTTTTAGACCTAAATAATATGTGGGTTGACGCTGCTACCTCTGGAGATGACTTCCAAGTCACATACCTCGAAAGGGTGTAGGAGATTTTGTGAATAGAGACAATATCAAGGTCAAAAGAATTGCATATCCAAACCAATCTTTTGATTCAGCTCTTACCGCTCCAGCCGAAAAACAGCTTTTAATTTCTTCAATCGCTGCGATTAATGGGTCTGTGGCAAATATGGCAATTGGTCTTGGCTATTCTAGCACAAGAGCTGGGTGGCAAATCGAGGTCACTCTTGGCGGAGTTCCGGTTGATGAGACTGCGAACATCCAAGCTGGAGTGCCGACAATTATTCTTGGTCAAACTATTGGAGATCAGTCCTTAATCAGATCTAAAGATTTGTTTGGCCTCTTGTCTTTCAATGTGTCTCAGATTGAGACTGGAGCTCCTGCGTATGCTTATGAATACTGGGATGGGTCTGCTTTTGTCGCTCTTCCTTTGATAAACATTCCTTTTTATACTGCGGTTGGACAACAGAACCTTGTTTTTGCTCCGCCTGTTGACTGGGCTAGAGACGCTGAAGATCTTTATGCAATCAGAGTCCGTGTCACTACAGCACCAACTCAGGACGTAATGATTGACGCTTTAAAAGTATGCGAGCTTTTAGCTTACAGAGAGTTTGTCCCGCCAAAGGGCGAGTTGCTGCTAAGATTTGAAGAGCCGAAGCAACTTCTGCTACAACAGGGTGAAGAAATCATCCCGTTCTTTGCATTTTCATCTACATCAAATACCATGGAAACATCCTATCAAATCAACCCTTAAAGGGGGCCTTTGAGTGAGTTTTCTGAAAAGCACACCCGAACTAAAACGGGAAGTCCTATCCATTTGCGGTGAATTAACTGACGGAACATCTTCATACGACGAGCTAGCTGTTCAATACTTAAACAACGTCTACCAGGGAGTTCTTTCTGGTGGTAATGAGTTTGGGATTGAAGTGGCTGAGCCTTGGGTGTGGGCTCAATCAAAGAGACCAATTCTTTTGTCTCTCCAGCCTGCATATCAGGGGGCTGCGAACATCACGCAGAATTCAAATGATGCTACTTTCACTGTAGCTCCTACCATTTCATTGGCAGGAAGATATTTCCGAGTTCAAAGTCGTGCTGACATTTACAGAATTGCCACGCACACAGCAAACACGACTGCATTCACTTTAGATCAGCCGTATTTGGAAACTGGTGGCGCTCTAAACTTCATGGCTTTCAAACTTGATTATGACGTGACTGATGATTCGATCATTATCAATGAGACAAACAATAAATTAGATTTCAGAGAAAACTCATCTGCAACTCTGACGGCAACAATCACAGCAGGCGTTTACACTCCTGATGAATTGTGTGCTGAGATTGAAGCTCAGATGGAAGTTGTAGGCGCTCAAGACTATACGGTGTCTTTTAATTCTTTAAGCCGTAAATTTACCATTGCGACTGGCGGATCTTATTTAGATTTAATTTTCGACTCAGGTCCAAACGCTGCTGTCAGTATCTCTGAGCCAATCGGGTTCGATATCGAGGACCAGCAGTCAGCTTTAACGTATACTTCAGGATATTCTTTGAGTGGTGTTTTGAGATTAACAAAGCCAATCACAATGTATCGAGAAGCTCCAAATTACGCTCAAAGTTCAAGGGATGTCGGCAAGATTTTCATGATTGATGATAATACTTTCTTGCGTGAGTATCCTCTGAATCGGTTGACCCAAGATGTACCTGACAAGTTTTGTCCGGTTGAGGTTGGCCCTACTGGCCTTTGGAAAATCAGAATAAATGCGTCAGTTCTTGATAACCCAATCAGAGCAGAAGTAAATTACATCCCTGTCGTGAGAAATCTCGTTGATAACGATGCGAGCTACGCTTTGATTCCTGGGTCATATGCTCAATACCTTGTGTTTGGCGCTGCGCACTTCGTTCTTCTTGATAAGGCAGACAATAAATCAACGATGTATTTAGAATTGGCAAAAGCAAAGCTGCAGGCTCTTATGAATGACAACCGAAAAGGAACAGCATTGGCTGGCAACAATTTCGGAAGACTTATCCCGCGAAGAGGGAATAACCGAGTGTGGGGATGGGGTAGATAAATGGCCTATACTGGGAGCCAGATTCCGATACCATTTGGAGAGCTTGGTCTAAGGACTGATGAGGCGACAACAAGCTTGCCTCCGAACGCTTTGATTAAGGCAAATAATATCTCAATGGTTTCTGGAAGAATTGAGAAATCAAGAGGAACTGAAAAATACAACCCGACTGCAATTCCAGCGGGTTCTGATGGAATTGTTGCTGTTTTTGATTGGTGGCCAACATCAACCCTTCAAAGACTGATCGCTGTTACTGCGAATGGAGATATTTACAGAGACACTGGAGATAGAACTTTTACTGGCAACGCTCCTATTTTCTCAAGCTCTTCTGGTTTCTTTCCAACAACTCATATGGTTTCTGGTGGTCAAGAGGCTGCCGGGAATTCAAAGGTTTTATTTATTTTTACTGGGATTGCACAAGTAAGGACAATTACTGGTGACGCGGCAACAACGGCTACAATATCATCTCCAAGTCCTGATTGGTCTGCTGCGAATTTCCCAACATTCGGATGTATTTACGCAAACAGGCTTTGCGTAAGCGGATCTGCCGCAGACCCTCATAGGTTATATCTTTCAACAACAGCAAATCACAAAGATTTCACAACTGGGTCTCCTCCAACTCTTTCCATTTTCCCAGGAGAAGGTGACGGGATTATATGCACTGCTGTTTTCAGGGGTCTTCTTTTTGTTTTTAAAAAGCCATTAGGAGTTTACATTGTTGATGGGCGAGACCCAGATCCTGCGAACTGGACAGTATCAAGATACTCAGATTCGTTTGGAGTTTCGTCTCCCCACGCAGTTCTTCAGATATTAAATGATCTGACTGCCGCAAATTCATTTGGTTCATATACTAGCTTGCAGGCTAGTGATCAGTTCGGAGATTTCGAAGCTGGGGATATTCTTTCAAATAATTTGATTGAAGATTACATCAGATCAATCTTCAATAACGCCAATTTAAACTATACAAGCTCTGTATATTATCCTGAGAAAAAGACTGCATATTTCACTGGTCAATCTTCATCAAACACTATTTCACCTGAGACTGACCAGCGAGACCAAATGGTTTGCTTTGATGTTGCTAGGCCTCAGCTTCGAGCAACAATTGACACCAAAGAGCGCCCAAACTGCTTGGCCTTAAGAAGAGACAGCCAGCTTATCCAAAGACCTATGTACGGGGCAAAGGATGGGTTTGTTTGGCTTATGGACCAGCCGACATACAGCAGGGATGGTTCTCCATACCTTGGGGAGTTTCAGACAGCTTACACTGACTTCAGTTTTTCATCTTCTGAGCTTGCTGGGAAAAATAAGATTTTCGACTTCTTGGAAGTGAATTATATCACAACTGGAAACAACAGTTTCTTTTGCGATATTTTTATTGATGGTAAGTTCATACAAACTTTAGAATTTGCTCAGTTCCTTGGAGCTGTTTTAGATGATTTTGTTCTTGATGTAGACACTCTTTCTAAAGAACCAGTTTCTGGAAGAAATAGAAAGCCTTTAAAGTCATGCGTTGGCAACAAGATCAGTTTTAGATTTTACAACAATTCAGTGAATGAGAGTTTTAAGATTGAGCGTATTGTTGTGAGCCTGAGAGTCAGTGATGAAAAAATTTATGGTTTCCAACCTTAAGGGGAATTGATGGCTACGTTTTCTAGGATAAAAGTATGGGTTTCAAATGAGGTTCTTACCGCCGCAGATTTAAACGGCGAGTTCAACAACATCATCAACAACATGGGGCCAGATGGTATTGAGGACGCTTCTGTTGATGTCGCTGCGATGCAGGCGAATGTCGATCCAGGTGGTGTTGGGTCTGAGTCTTTAGCGACAAATCTTCGCGGAGAGATCCAGCGGTTAAGATACACAATCAAGAGAATTGTTGGCGGAGCTCAGTGGTATTCAGCTCCCGTCATTGACCTCTCTTCATTGATCACGACTGCTAAGATTGCAGATGCCAATGTTACCACAGCTAAACTTGCAGATGGCGCGGTAACTCAAGCAAAGCGCGCTGCTCTTGGTGAGCAGATTTCATCGTCTACCGGAAACCTTGCTCAGATTACATCAGTAACTCAAGTTGATATTACTAATTTGACAGCTACGATCACGACTACTGGGAGACTGGTAAGAATAGAGATTGTATCTGATGGAACAGCAAATCTTGGGTCAGATTACGCTAGGATTTGGGCTCATGGAGATTGTTATCTTCTTGGTCTTCGAGGTGCAACAGAAATTGGAACTTATAATATTAAGAGTCCAGCTTCTCCTAATGAGGTTAAATTACCTTCAAGTTCTTTTGCTTGGTATGACAAGCCAGCGGCTGGGACATATACATACAAGATTCAAGGATGGAGAGATTCTCTTTCTGGGACTGGATTAAACGTAAAATATTCAAAACTTGTGGTGTACGAATTATGAGTGAGCTTCGCATTGCTCAGATGTTGGATGGTCAGTTGCAAAGCACTGACCCATTTACACAGGCTAGAGCCATGTATGATCAAAAGCAGCAGCTTCAGCCTGATCAATCTTTGATGATGAATAACTTATTCAACCCTGATCAAAGCCAGCAGCAGAAGATGATAAATCCTGAGCAGAACCAAGATCCAGCTCAACCTAAAACCAGCTCTTTGATTGGAGCTATGAATTCTGCTCCAAAGTCTGACTTTGAGTCTAGTGGTGTTCCGAGAATGCTTCAGAAGCTTGGCATTGATGACAAAGGTTTGGTGATGAACCAGCTTGGCAGAGTTCAGTTGATTGCAAGGCTTCAAAATAAGTTTGGCAAGGATTATGGGACTAATCCAGACGCTATGGACGCGCTGTCTGCATTTGACGAAGCTGTGAACAAAACCCCAATGGACAACCAAAAGTCGTTGAACGCGATCAACAGCAGTGGGAATAGGACTTTGAAAGCTTTGTTGGGTGGCGCATGAGTCATTACAAAAATTATATGAAAGAAGCTTTTAATCGTGAGGTTTACGAGGACGAAACTGGGTTTATTTCATTTCAAAAAGTTAAAGGACTTCCAATGTGCTATGAGGTCGATATTTATGTTGATCCAGAGTTTAGAGGGACAGGCGCTGTGAAAAAACTTGAGTCTGTTGCTATTGATTGGGCAAAGAAAAATGGGTGCAACTCTATGCTGACAAGTGTGAACAAAGATATCACGACTCCTGAGAGAAGCATTGTTGAGATCATCAAGGCTGGTTATAAATATTCCAGCACAAAAGAAAACTTACTTTATTTCGTTAAAGATATTCAGGGGGATTTATGAGCGGTGGTGGTGGTGCTGGTGCGGTAATTGGCGGAGCGGCTTCTGGAGCTGCCGGGGCCGGAATGGGGTTTGCGGCTGGTGGCGGAACTGATTTTGGAGACAGCGGAGTCACCGGAATTGTTGACGACATTCTAACAGGTGGTGCTGGGAAAAAGGCTGCTGCTGCTCAAGAGCGAATCGCAATGGCTCAGCTTGCAGAGCAGAGAAGAACTCAGGATATTGCAATCAAAGCTGCCAACCCAAGTCCTCAAGAGCTGCAACAGCTTGAGCAATCAATTCAGTTAAACACTGCTGACATTGCAAGAAAGCAAAAGCTTGTTGATTCCTCTGACCCCGCTTTGGTTGAGGCTGGGACACAAGCTCTCAAGCTTCTCCAAGGTCAAGATGCTGCAACATTAGACCCAATTCGCAGACAGCGAGAAAAAGAGCGCTTGAAGCTTCAAGAGCGTTTGCAAGCACAGCTTGGCTCTGGATTTGAGAACTCAACCGCTGGTCTTCAGGCGTTGTCAGCTTTTGATGAGGCTACTACCAATAGTCTTGGGGCTGCTCAACAGCAATCATTGGCTCAATTGTTGGGTGTTGCTCAGAACACTTCATCAACCTATGGGCTTCAGAACAATATTTCAAATGCAGCGAATATATCAAATATTTACGGCAATCAATCAAACCGAATGGTCAATGCAATCACTGGCAATAAAATTGACGCCAGTGGTGCTGAGTTTGTTGGAGATTTGGCGGCTGCTAAAAATGCGACTGCAACTTCAAATACATTGCTAGGTCTAGGCGCTACGGCGGCAGGAGCTTATTATGGGGCGAAGTAGTTCAAAGCCAGCGAGCCTGGCTGAACTTCTTGGAAAGACTGATGGGCAAAGTCTTGGTCTTTCTGATTTGCCAAAGTTGCTTGGTGAGAAGATGCCGGAGATGCCACACAACCGAGTTGGTCGGTATCGTCTCAACAATGCTTTGAAATTAAGATTTGGTCCTGGTTACAAAAACATTCCTGGGATTAAGAACATTTTATCTGAATTTGATTCTCATGTAGAAACTGAAAATATCGTGAAGATGAACAAGGAGTCTCGAAATGGCTAGTCTCACACAAGTTCTTGCTGCTGAACCTCTTCCAACTTTGGGAGAAGGTATTGGGGAAGCTTTTAAAACTGGCGTTGGCATTGCTCAAGCAAAGCAACAAATGGAAGCTCAAAAACAACAAGTCGCTGTTCAAAAAGAGGAACTTGATAAAGCTAAAATGAATGGGCTTGGGAATAGAGTAAGGGCTGCTGCTTTCTCAAGTGATAAGGCTATTTTTGAGTCACGCCTTAAGCAAGCTGAGGCTTATGCAAATCAATCAAACATTCCATTCAACTCTGAGGCTGTAAGAAATTTGTATAATAATGACCAAACTAAGCTTGTACTGCAAAACGGTATTTCAAGCATTTTGTCTGGCAAGACCCCTGTCAATCCGCAAGAATTTTTAGGGATTATTGGCTCTCAAGAGGGTCTTTATAACTGGGGTGAGGCTGGGATTCTTCAGAATTCACAGGCTCAGAATAAGACTGCAAGTGCTGCTGAGATTGCTCAGATTAGGGCTGCTGGAGCTGCTGAAAAAGCTGCTGCCGCACAAGAGGCCATCAATGCAAGACAACAGAAAAATCTTGATAAAGATGATAAGAAAATGCTTCGCAAAGAGGCTACTGATTTGTCTAAAGATTTTGGTAAAAATGGATTGCCTGAAGTTTACACCGCAATCAAAGAAATCGACAAAATGGTTGGTGGTATTTATGAACCTCAATCTGTTAAAAAGTTTGATAGGATTGCTGGAACTTCTGGATTTACATCAGCACTAAAAATTCCATTCACTCAAATCGCACCTCTTGAAAACGCAGCTCTTAAGGGCGATGACCTTAAGCTTTATCAACAAGTTGCAGGTCTTCGGAATGCTTACTTGAAGCTTCGATCTGGTGGCGCTGTTACTGATCCAGAGGCAGAGCGTTTCCTGGCAGAGATGGGGCAAGGCGGAGTCAGAACTGGTGAGCAGCTTCAAAATGGTCTCCAGTCTTTGACAAATGCCGTTGGCGCGACTGTTCAGAATATTGAAGCCGGGTATGGTGAAGACGCTGTTGAATTGTATGGAAAGCGAAATGGTTCTATTTCTTCTAAAGGCTTCCCGAAGAGAAGTGGCGCTCCTGTTGAGAAGGCTCCTCCGGCTGGTCCAGCGGGGCCTAAACCTCCAACTCCTGAGCAAATTGCGACATTTGTTGAAAACGCTAAAAAAGCTGGAGCAAAGCCAGAGGATATTGCAGCAAAACTTAAACAAATGGGAGTTCAGTAATGGCTGGAATTTCTGGAATGGGAATCCCATCATCAATCAAGGCTCCAGTTCCAGGTGAGACTGAAGATCAAGATTTAGTTAACCAAGCTTTGTCTGTTAAGATGCCAGCAGCCCAGCCATCAGCTCCGGCTGAGGTAGACCTTGACGCTCTTTTTGCTGAGGCTGTTGCTCCGGCTGTAGATCTTGATGCTCTTTATGATGAAGCTGTTGGTGGCGGTGCAGAGATTGACTCAAGAGGAACTGGTACTGTTATGGACGGAGAGTCCATGCTCAATTCTTTAGGTCAGCAAATTGAAGAGGCTCCAGCAAGATTTCAAGCTAGCTTTGCAAAAACAGATAAAGAGAAGCGTTTTGTTCTTGAAAGAAAATACGGGAAAGAAAATGTTCGCGGCACCGGTGAAGACTTTGAGATTAAAAAGCCAGGTAAAAAGAATTGGACAAAATTTGACTCTGACAATTTTGAGATCATTGGAGATCTCCTTGATTGGGGTGGCGACGCAGTTGAACAAGGGATCACTGAAGGTGCGACTCTTGCCGCTCTTCCAGCCGTTACCGCTGAGGTTGCGGCATCTCCAGCAACTGCTGGGACAAGCCTGCTAGCAGTCCCTGGGACTATAGCTCTCGCAAGGGGCGGCGGAGCTGTTGCTGGGACTGCTGCTAGAGATGCAGTTCAGGGTTTGATGGGAATCCCAAGAGATGAATCAAGGAATGCACTTTTAGAATATGGGACAAACGCTGGTCTTAATGCTCTCGGCGGACACCTCGCCACATGGGCTGGTGGAAAGCTTGCCGCAAGAAAAGCTGCGAAAGAAGCTGGCAAGTTGATGTCTCCAGCAGAACTCTTTAAAAATGAAATTGCTCTTACTCAAGAAGCTTCAAAGATTTTGAAAGAATCAGGTCTTTATACTGAGGAGTTATCTCTCATAGAACTGGCCCCAGATAGCCGTGAGGCTAAAGAATTGTTTTCCAGAATAGCTTCTGACCCAAAGGTCGAGCAAATTTTCAAGCTTAAGAATGAAGCTTTTGATGCTGCAAACAAAAACTTTTACGACTCTGTATCTAGATTCACCGGAAACAAGCCGGGAGTTGGTCAGAAAATTGGCGACCATGTTGAGGAAATTAGAAAAGCTGAAGGTAAAATTATTGGAGATTATAGAAAGCAATTTTTGGAGCAAGCTGGTGATGGAGATATTCCTGTTCCAAAACTACAGCAGAAAATTGCTGAGGTTGCAGACAGCCTTGGATTTCAAGTAAAAGATAATCAACTTATCAAGCCAACAATTGAGCAATTAGAAGAGCTTGGTTATTCAAAAGAAGGCGCTAAGAATCTTTCTAGCCTTGTCGACAAATTAAACCAAAAACTTTACAACCAAGACGGTCGAGTTAGTGCTAAAGAGCTAGATGGCCTCTACAATCAGTGGTCAAAGATTACTGACAATCTTTGGAAGCGCGGAGAAGGCGCGGACAAGGCTTACAGAAACAGTGCAACTAAAATTAAAGACGCAATCAGAGATGCATACACTGAAAAAATTGGCGTTGTTCTTGATGGCAATGATGGTTACAAGAAATCATTGGCAGAATTCAGTGGCATTCAGAAAAATATGGCCCAAGTGATAGACACTATGGATAAAGACAAAATTAGCTCAATGGCTATGTCTAAGCATATTTTCTCTAAAGGTGCTGATGGTCTTGATGATTTGAAAGCTATGAAAGGTCTTCTGAAAGACCGACCAGATCTTTTCGAGGAACTGACTGGCCAATATTATTCAGATCTTGTGAGAGAATCTACAGACAAAGGGTCTGGAAGAATTGATTGGAACAGAGTAAATAAAAAGGTGTCCTCTCTTGGGCCTGAAATGCTTGAAGAGATGATGGGTGGAGATGCCAAGAAAAAGCTTGATGCGCTTGAGGTCATTGGGACCAATCTAAGTAAAGCTCAGAAGATGGGTGGCATTGACGGACCAATGGAAGCTAGCATCGTTAAAAATATGGGAGTGGCTCTCGCCTCTCAGTCTCCGCATACCGCTGGAACCTTGGCATTACAGTTAATTTCTCAATCTGACCCGACAAAAGTTTTCGCTTCTTTCTTGGAGAAAAATGGCATTGAGAATTTCCTCAAGAAAGCACCTAAGTCAAAACAGCCTCTTTTTAGAAAAGTCTTGAATGGATACATGGCTATGCAGAACAATGTGCTGAATTCAAAAGCTGCACAGGTTGGTGCAAGAGTGGTTGGTTCAGATGTTACCTCTAAAGACGAAGAGAACTAAAAAAGCTCTCACTCCTGAGAAAATAGTCGAGGCCGATATTCTTGCCATGTGTGCAGAGCTTGGTCTTGATGTTTCTGTTGTTGATTCTAAAATGACTTACTCAGCAGGATTAAAAAAATACGTTGAAAGTGAGACTGAGTCTGGCTTTAGCGATTTATGCGGGAACACGCCTGATGGATTTGGTGTGTTTATAGAATTGAAAGCAATAGGAAAGATAAAAACTGTCACTCAAAAGCAGAAGAACTTTCTGATTCGCAAGGCTGAGGCTGGGTGCTTTGCTTGCGCGGTCGACAGACCGGAGGTCTTATTTCGCCTGTACTTAGATTGGAAAAGAGACGGCAGGGCTGCTCTTTTGTCGCATCTTGAGCAGCTTTAAAAGCCTCTTCATTCCACTCTCCAGATTTAACAAGCTCCCAAAAATAGGTGCATAGAGACCAGATCTGATCTTGTCTTTTTATATCTGGAAAGACTTCAACGACAGCTAGGTCAAAGCCAGGTGGCTCATCAGGATGATAGCTAACGTAATAGCATTTCTTTCCATCTGCCACTAAGAGCTGGGATTGGACTTGGTCAACGTAGGTTGCTGGGACGATTCCACAGAGGGCTTGGATATGCTTAATTCTTGATGGAGCTTTGGCTTCAACAATGAATCTAGATTCTTCGATCCATCCGTCCAGACTTGCAGACATGACCTTCCACTTTTGGAACTCAAAAGACGGCTGAGTTGTTCTATAGTTGAAACTTTCTTCAAATTTAGCAATGATGACTGGCTCAAGTTCTTTTCCCCTTAGAGTTGCGAAATTATTTATTGGATTATTTAAAGCGCCTTGTGTTTTAGCTACAAAAACACCATAGGCATTGCCGAAATCGGATGTCCCCATCACTGACGGAACATCGCTTGCTCCGATATGATATTGTCTCCATTTATACCACGCTTCGGAATTCTGGACTAAGCCGTTTCCATTTTCTAAGAATGTCATCCGTAATGACCTGCTCGTCCTTTTCCGTAGATTACTTGTGGCATATAAGTCATCACTCTGTGTCTGCAATTATCGTGATGATATTCTTGCTTAGAGCCCTTCATGACTTTGAACTTCATTTTACACTTTGGGTGTTTGCAAATGCGTTCTTCCATTTCAAACTTTAAATCTTTCACTGTTGTCCTCGGCAAAAATTAATCTTTTCACACGAGCGTACTTTGAATCAATAACATAATCGATGGATCTTGGGATCTTTTGAATAGGGCTGGAGATTGTTTCTGCTGGTGTATCTTTGATGCTTATCCCTAATTCGATTGCTCGAACAAGAAACTTTCTCCAGCCCCATTCTGTTTGGTGTGCGAAATATTCAGAGATCGAGTCAACGAAGAACCCTTTGGGAATGTACTCAAGTCTAAAGCACTCGTTGCCGTTCTTTGAATGATGCAAGCGGAGTTTTACACCACTTAATTCCATTGTTCTAATTGATTTTGATAAAAATGCTGCGTTCTCATCTGCTGTCATGTTGATTTTAGTGGCTTCTGCTTTCGGCCAATTAAAACCGCACTGGGGACAGCACATAACTCTAGGCGGAACATATGTCCGACACTCCGGGCAAACCTTTTGAGTTGGAGCTTGTTCGCCTTTGCCTTTTTTCTTTTTTCCGATGACTGGGTCTTCCAGGGGGCCAAGTGATGAGATGACGTTGGCGTAGTCTAAAATTAAACAATCTTCTTTGTTTGGGTGTAGCCTGAGACCTCTGCCGCAAATTTGAATCATGAGACCTGGGGATTTAGTCGGCCTCATAAGGACGATGCAATCAATTGGCGGAAAATCAAACCCTTCAGCAACAACAGTGACGAATGTAAGGTGTCTGGCGTCTTCTTTCATAAATTTATTTTCAGAAATGGTTCTGTCTTGCCAGCTCATTTTTGAGTGAAGAGACACCGCCGTTTCTCCCAGCTCAAGGAGAAGAGTTCTAATAAGTTCGCAATGTGAAATACTGGAACACGCCCAGACAATTTTATTTCGCTCCTGACTTCGATTAAGAGCATCTGCCACTTGGTCCCTTGCCATTCCAATGTTGAGGGCCTGAACATCAACGTCTTCCTGCCTGTATTCTCCTCTGAGAGTCCTAAGTTTTGATAGATCAAAGAGGTGATCTGGCTGCTTGGCAATCGGAGGAACGAGAAATCCCTGGTCAATAAAGAAGGATATTCCACGGTTAAAGCAAGCGTGGGAGAAGAATTTATTTTTTCCCCAGATATATCCGCTATGTCTGAAATCAGTAGCCGTAAATCCAACAATCCTGGTCTTGGGATTTTGCTGCATTTGATGTTTGAGAAAAGAAATGTATCTACCATTTTCCTCATCTAAGGCATGACATTCGTCTACCAGAATTAGGTTGAAGTTCAAATGCTCTGGATCAAGAGATTGTATTGAGCCGACAACAATAGGTCCAGACAAATCCCATTGTCCCTCGGTTCCGCAATAAATAGAGACCTTTTCTTTTCCGAGCAAGCTTCTGAATCCATCGGCTTGTTGTTTGAGAAGCGTCACTTTATTGAATAGGACTAATATTTTTATGTCTGGTTTTTTGTCGAGGCATTTCTCTATGAGAGCTGCCATGATCCGGCTTTTACCGGACCCGGTTGCCATTGTGACGAGTGCTGTTTGCTCTGCTATTATGGAGTTCCAAATAGCGACCAAACACTCTGATTGATATGGCCTAAGAGTGATCATAAATTTGCCCCGTATTTTCTGACGGGGCCACAGTGGGATGGGGCATTACTAAAACGGAGTGGCGTCTGCCGCTACCGATTTAATCTTTGGTTTAAAAGAAGAAATTGAGTTCTTTGCATCGTATCCATCTTTTCCTGGCTGGATTTTGACAGATGCTGCGATTTCAATATTGTTGAAATCTTGTGCAGACTTGATGATGAACTCAGTGTGTCCAGCGCATTTCCACAGAGATTTCAACTGACCTCTGCCGATCTGAACTGCTTTTTCGTTTCCAGAAAGCTGGTAGCCTTCAAAGATCTTACGTCCTGCGTATTCGCCTTCAGATACTGAAAACGTCAGTTTGATTCGTTTGTCTTTGTTTTTAGTCTCTGTCTCTTCGGCATTGGTGACGATGAGGTTGTAAGTCCCTGCTGGGATTGGATCGAATGAGCTTTCTTTGTCTTCGGTTAAGTTCAAGAACATATTCATTATTGAGCCTCCTTTTGGTTTTCAGGCTTAATTGCCATCGCTTTTTTTGCAAAGAAAGAGGCTTCTTCAAGCTTTGTTTTTACAATTGCCCATTCTCTTCCTTGGAGGCAAACGTCTTCAAGCCAATCAGTAAGATGTGAAAATTTAATGCTCATTTCTGCCGCATTCTCAATCCCACGGTCATTCAATAGATGAACTCCGAATTCAGGTCTTACCTTGTGTGTTCCTGTTTGTGTTCCTGTTTGTGTTTCTGTTGTTGTCATTTTTGCTCCTTTGTTGTTTCGGCAATTTGTTTGCCTTGTATTTTTAAAAATATTTTACCAAGATCTGCTGGCTCATAAGCGTCAAGCTTTCCAGATCTGTCTTTGCAAACAATTTGTCCAGACGGTGAGCATTGGAATCGTCTTGTGACTTTTCCATGATCGTCTTGAAATATCTGAAGGTTCAGCACTTCGTCCATAAGAGATGGCAAGAAGTTGGCAACTTTGCCGATGACAGATGCGGTTGTAAATCTGCGACCAATATCATCTTTTTCAACTTCACTAAGGGAAACAATCACCACATGATAAGGGAGGTCTCGGAACGCTCTTACCAGCTTTAGCATCGTCTCTGAGTTCTCCCCGTATTTGGGCAACGAGTCTTTGCGATCCGGATACTTGGCGTTTAAAGAGGCCATCAAAGTCTGATTTACTTCGGTCAAGGAGTCTAACATTACCGTGTCGTAATCTTTCTGTCCCAGTTTCAACCATTTAAAAACCTCTCCTAACCTATCGAATCTTTTCTCCATTGGAATTTCTTTTCCATCATCATTTCTGGCGATGTCAATCATAGGAATTCCAGACCCTTGCAGAGAAAGGACACCACTCTCTGCGGAGACTATCAGCGGTTTGAATCCAGATTCTTTTAGAGAAATTGCTGATCGCGTTTTGCCGACACCGCTCTCTCCTGTAATCAACATCTTAATGCCGTGAGACTCAATGAATGAGTCTACTGTTTGAACTTTCATTTAATTGTCCTTTTTCTATCAGCCATCACTTGGTTGATGAAACATTGATAGTAACGATTTCCGGTTGTTGCAAGAAAATAAAATTTAGCAGTTGGGTCAAAAGAAAACGGCCTCTTGACGAGGCCGCTTAGCATGGGGGTATTGTTTCGATTCTGGTTGTTAGTGGTTTTACATTTAAGTGGGGGGAAGATGCAAGATCAAAAGTGGTTTGGCATTTCAGAAAGTTATTTGAAAAAGGGATTGTCTGTCATCCCTGTAAAGGGGAAAGTTCCTCAAGTTGAGAATTGGCAGCGCTGGTGCTCTGAATCTCCAGATGAGCCGATAGTCACAAACTCTCAGACTGGGATTGGTCTTTGTCTTGGCCCTGCATCTGATTTAGTTGCTGTTGATATTGATACAGATGACCCGAAGATATTGGCTTTGGTGCCGCCAAGTCCTATTATAAGAAGAGGAAAAAAAGGTGAAGTTAGGCTTTTTAAATATTCTAAAGACATCCAGAGTCGGACATACCGTGACTGGTCTATTGAGATTTTGTCGGTTGGTCGTCAGGCTGTTCTACCGCCCTCTATTCATCCTGATACTGGCGTTCCTTATGTTTGGACTAATGGAGATCTCCTTGATTTCGATCTTGATCTCCTCCCAACATTAGACCTTTCTTTTCTCAATAATCTAGGCCAGGTGCAGATACCTCAACAGACTGTTGGTGGTCGTCACAATAAATTAAAAGATATTGTGATTGCGATTCTCACTCGTGGTGAACCTGTCGAGTTTGCTGCAAAAGAAGCATATGAATATGACAAAGAGTTTCACGCCGATAATCGTTGGTTCATGGACCAGGGAGATATTTGGAAGGCAAAGACTGAGGGAGAGGCTCAGAAGTGCGCTTCTATTTTTGTCGGTAAAATGTATATTTCTCTTTTAAATGGAGACATTGTCCAGCCAATCTTGAATTTCCAAGCGATGGTTGGTGAAGAGGAGGTCTCCAAAGCAAAGCTCAATAAGTTCGAGCTTAAACAATATCCTGAGCCTGAAGGGGCGTTGAAAGACTTCTGTGAACTCATTATCGAATCCTCCTATACTCGTGTGCCTAACATGGCCCTTGGTTCTGCCATCAGCATTTTTTCTGTCTTACTTGGCAACCGCTGTGCTTTTGAAGATGTTAAAGCGAACATTTTCTGCTTATTGCTTGCTGATTCAGGGACAGGAAAGAAGTTTGGTATTTCAGTTGCTCGTGATTTGCTGGGGAGCATGGGTCATCTTGGCTCTGCTGATTATTTGTCTTCTAGTGCTATTGGCTCCAGTCTCTCTGATTATTGCCTTAGACTTGATGTATCCGACGAATTTTCCAAAACTCTGAAGCTTGCGAAAGACGGCAACCCATGGCAGATGGCTATGCTCCAAGATCTCTGTCGACTTTGGTCAGCATCTACTGACGGCTTTGATCTGCCGATGGTAAAGCGAGCAAAAGAGGATAAAGGCAAGGAGCTTCCAAGCAGGATTATATCTCCGTTTATTTCAATTTTGAGCGCCACGACTCTTTCAGAGTTCAAAGATTCTATTAATCGGTCTGTTTTCACTTCTGGGTTTGTACCAAGGTTTTTAATATTTATGGATCAGCCAAGTCGTGAGATTAAGACTCGCCTTGATTATGATAAAATATCTCCAATGAAACATCTTTGCGCATCTCACGTTAAGAATTTGTTGGCATCTCATCAAGCCAACCCAATCACAGGTCATGTTACGGCTGGTCAATGGACTGTTGCTGATGAGGATATGCATTTGTATGAAGAAATGATGAGAGGATATCATTTTGAGGCAATGGATGAGCCGAACGAGTTGATCAAGCCGATCATTGCGAGAAGTAGAGAACAGATGAAAAAGCTGGCTTTGATCCATGCGGTGTCTCGGGTTGATACAAGTGGAAAGATCAGGGCCAGGGATTTGAACTGGGCTTCGGAAGTGATTGCTACCAGCTTACACAATTCTGCTCAATTTTTGGCAGAGGCCAGTGCAGAGAATCGCCAGCAAGCCGAAAAGGAAAAGGTGATTAATCTTATTAAAAGTCAGCCTGGTATTCAGCAGCGAGACCTTAAGAGGGCAATTCGTTTTATACAGCCCAACAAACGGCGAGACGCTGTTATTAAAGACTTGTGTGATGATAATTTAATTGTTTATACTGAGACTAAGTGTGAAAAGAACGGCAAGAGCATTAAAAAGTTCTTTGCCGCTCCGGTGGACAGCCATTAACGCAGTGGATAGTCCAACGGCCAATCCAACGTCCAAACGAAATGGACGCTGGATTTAAGAGAATTTGTTAGTAAAATCAAATAGATACCAACCCAACGTCCAAGTGGCCAAGGGGGGGTGTACCCCTAGAACAGATATATTAATATCTGGCGCTATCCCTTTTTCTAAAATCATCTATTTTAATCTAATTTTCATTATTTTTTTACATTTAACGTTAAGATTCAGTTAATTTATCAATTTGATATACCCCCCCATGGACACGGTGGACACTGGATATGCGCCATATACCAAACTTAATAGTATCAAGTACTTACATAAAAATCCAACGTCCAAAACTTGTTGGACACTGAATGGACATAGTGGACACTGACTTCAGAGATATGTTTAGCTCAATATTGCGGACACGCTGCCTTATGTTGTCTTATATTTCTCATTGAGAGCTTCAATCAAAGATTCGGCTACTCTGATTGAGTCACCAGCCAATTCCTCTGTAGCAAACTTCTCATTAGGATTAGCCATATATCCAAGCATCGCTATAGCTGAGAATAGCTCAAGTTTAGTGAGTCCGATGTGAACCTCATCAGTACCCATAACTATCGTTGTGACTGGAGCATTTGGATTCGTTTTCATAATTCCACCTTTCCAGCTAGATCAAATCGTTCTTCTCCAATATTTTCTTCAATATAGCCACCCAGGCTTTGCAGGACTGCCTCTGTGTCATGTTCAAGCGTCAAACCGTCCATCTTATCAAGATGAGAGATTGAGGCCATCTTGGTCCATTTGTAGAGCAAATCGTAAGCTATCAAAGCTAGACCTTGCTCAGTTGTCAGAGTTCTTCTGTCTAAAGGATATCTTAAGCTTGGAAATGATTTCATATAGGTCTCCAGTGATTTCTGGATAACGCATATTTATGCAGATATCAATGCGGTGTGTAAACTATCTATGGCTTGAAGACTCTAGTTGGTCGGTCGATTCGCTTGATCATGTCGAGATGAACCCACCCTTTGCCATTTTCACCTATAGTCCATGCCGGATGCTCCATGAATAGACCATGTCTACGCAAAAGACCTGCATGATCTGGTCTGATGAGCGGTTCAAATGCGAGTTTGAAGTGATTGTTTTTATCCATTAAATCAACCGCAGTCCCAAACAAATGCCCAGAAGCTTTAGCCCCACTAGCCGCAGCGTTTGGCTTTGATGGCCTAAAGCCACTTGAAACAACGGCTTCCCAGTTCCACTCAAGCTCTATTCTCACGTCAGCCAAAAATGCATTTACTTTTTCTAAAAGAATGATGGCATTTGGACGAGCAAGTTCCCACTCTTCAGGAAAGAGAAGATCCCTTTTCATTGCATACTCTTCAAGAGTTATCTGCTTCATGAGTCAAGGGTAAACAATAAATCTGGATGATACAAAATCTGTAGAGTCTAGCTACAAATTATTTGTCGATATCGTTGATGACAACGAGTGCATATTCTTTTTCATTGCGACTGATCCAATACTCCCTGAGATCTGCCTTCCAATTTGGAATCTCGTCCTTGAAATATTCAATCGCCCAGTCACCTTGAGCTTTGCACATTGTCAGAAGCTGGTTGTGCTCCTTATGCCCAGAATTCTTATGCCCAGAAATAGACAAAATAAACCAAGGAATGCCAATGATAGCGAAAGGGAATAAAGGCCATATGCGACCACACCAAATGAGATGCCAAATGTGATCAGCCGTAAGAGGGTCCGCGAAATCAAACGACCTTGTCTCTTTGACTCCATGGTCGTTAATAAATGTGTGAGGCCACGGGTATTTTTTAGTCCCTGGCAAGTCACGCTCGAAGTTCTGCGAAAAGAAGAATCGTTTAACGTGTGCATAGAATATCCTCCTGACAGCTTTATATTCTCTTTGAAAGTATAAACCAGCCACAAGAGGTATCATTTGATCTCTGGTAAAATTCCATGGGTTATTGCTTGGTGAATGTTTGGGATGTCTCACCATGAGACCGTCTTTCTCATAGTCAGACAATTTCATGCGGAGCTGGCCAGTGAAAGAAAATGTTGCCAGCATCCCTGCTCTCATTGCGGAATCCATGCCGTCTTTAGTTTCATTGACTGGGTATCCGTCATCGTCGAAATACATCATTCTTCACCTCTGTAGACACTCTCTCCTGGATTCTTAAGGAAAAACAATTCTTTTTTAAGCTCAAGGTAAGCTGATTTCTCAATGACTTTTATTTCTTCACAATTAACCGCACTGTCTTTTTCTTTATCAAAAGCCAAAAAGATTGTCCTACCATACGCAGTAGTTCCATTCTTTTCCAGCCTTACCCAAAATTCTCTCGGCTCATTGGTTGTCATTCGATGACCTCACTTCGATAAATACCAATTAATTTTTCAAGCTCAGCAAATTTTTGGCTTGGAATCTGAACACGTTTTTCGTCATATTCATACTCAATTTGAGATTTTTCTGCTTCTAGTTCTTCAATTCGCTTTATCGCGTCTATCAATTCTCCAACAGTCATATATCCCCACACTCCCGCTTGTATGCTTCGATGGCTTCATTGGCCTTTACAATCAACGCTCGTAATTCATCTCGGTTAATCGGCGCAACCCAGTGAACTTTTTGTTCTAGGAACTTAACTATCTGGAGTCCCTCAACCAGCCCCTTCACGATTCGCTCATGCTCCGCATACATGGCGTCGAAGCCAGAATAGATGGCTGACTTCATGTCAGAGCTTGAGAAATTCGCACTTAAGCGTTTATCATCTTGATCAAGACCGGCATTGTCTTTCCATTGTGTCCATGCTTGCTCTCGCTTCTTTTGGAGTGGGGTCATAGGTGCCCCACAAAATACCAAGCATAGTTTGTACACTCTTCGCCTTTATCTGAAACAACATTAAAATGAGTTCGGTTTATTGATAGATCTACAGTGTGAAGCTGTATGACTACAAGCTCATCAATTTCTGGCAAATAAAATATCATGTGTTCCTCTCGATTTCTTTGAGCCTTGTTTCTAGGGGTGTCATTTCAATTCCTGCTCAAGGTGTTTAATAAAACTTGGGTCAGCAAATTGTCTTAGACAGTCATCTATCGACATTCCAGCTCTCAAAATATGTTTTGAAATATCTGATTCATAATTTGATATGCGAATCTCGAAACAATCAAAGGGCCTTGGTCGACGTCCGAAAGAGATATTGAAGTTATTGCCGACTGCCCATTCGACTAGCTCCTGACAATTTTTAAAGGCTTTCTTTTTCATCCACCCTCCTCTGGGGTCTTTGAAG